AAAGCAAACAGACTTCGTAAACAAGGTAAAGTTCCTGCCAAAGACGCTTGGAACTCAGATATAACTATTTGTGATATGTTAGCTCAACACTTAAAATGGCACTTGAAATGGCTAGATGAACAACACGAGGTTTTTCCAGCTAAAGAAGAGGACCTTAAGTATAAAGCAGAAATGGAGCGTGCATACAAAGCTCTATCTCAATACGAAAATGTACATTATGCCTACGAGCCTGCCTCTAAGCGACAATTACAAGAGGTGAAATGGGCAATCCACTGGGTAGCTAAAAATATAAGGGGTTTATGGTATTAGAAATGGAAGCAATTGACATTAAGATTGATGATGAGTTCTTGCGTTATTGCAACACTGATAGCATCGTTTTCAACGATAAAAGTCTAGTTAAAATTATAAATACCAATAAGGAGGAAAAATATATGGAAGAATGTCCATGCCAAGAATCGAGCAAAACACTTGCACGAGAGTATATAGAAAGCCAACAAGACAAGGAAACTGCTCTGCTTAAAAAGCACCGAGTTATCAATGACTCTGGCGTAGTAACAATGCGAGGAATCGAGTTGATCTGTCAAGTAGTGCTTGAAAATAAGGATATTAAAAATAAGATTGTTGAATACTTAGAAGGTAAGAATAATTAATCATGACACAAGAACAATTTACAAAAGCAGAAAAATTACTTAAGAAGATTGCAAAACGTCTTAAAGATAAAGAACTGGAATGGATTATACAAGCCTCTAAAAGCTCATTAGATGGTGGAGAGAAGATTTATTATTCAGCACAAATCAACGTCCCTCATCAATCGCTTAAACCGTTAATGTGGACCAAAGATAGTGTAGAAGACCTATTGTTTGCACTAGAGGCTTCAGCTAAACATCTAGATCGTGATGCAGTTACTAAAGCATACTACGAGCTGGAATTAAGTCGTGCCGAAAAAGCCGTCAGCGATTACAAGGAAGCCCTCAAGAAATTGGATGAATCTTCCCAAAAATCAGAAAAAAAGGTATAATAGATATAGTATTAAATTAAGCCAAGGAGGAATAGAGATGGCTAAAGACTTTAACAACGTAACATTAATGGGCAGACTAACTAAAGATCCTGAATTAAAAACCACAGCCTCAGGAAAGAATATCTGTTCTTTCACACTAGCAGTGAACGGATTCGGAGATAAGACGAATTTCATCGATTGTAAGGCTTGGGAAAAAACTGGTGAATTAGTGTCTAAATATGTAGGCAAGGGGCAACGTCTATTGGTTGTTGGTGAATTAGAGCAGGAAAGTTGGGAAAAAGACGGACAGAAACGGTCTAAACTTGGGGTCTTAGTTCGTGAATTACAATTCATTGAAAAACGAGATTCTGACTCTGTAGCAGCAAGTCAAGCTGAAAAGCTTATGGGCGAGCCTGTTTCACTAGACGATATACCTTTTTAAGTTGAATTATCAAGGGTGAGATATCTGATTTGGTATAATGTATCAAGAAAAGAGTTTCACCCTTGGAAACTAAAACTTTCTATCTAATAGTCAAAACTAAAACGAATGAGGGGAAATGGAAAAACAATTTATACCTATTACTCCAATAGGAGTTGAAAAAGAAGCATTAAAAATGACTGTCTTAAATGGACAGCCTGAAATCTTTCATAGCATTCAAGGTGAAGGACGAAACCTTGGTCAAGATGTCGTATTCTGTCGATTGAGTGAATGCTCACTTGCATGCTCGTGGTGTGATAGCCCACAATCTTGGTGCTACACACAGAGTAAAGCCAACCAACACGAGGATGGTGTTGTTTACGATAGAGCAGAAAACCAAACTCAAGTGTCAATAGACAGTCTAGTTGAATCTGTAAAGAGCTATGATGAACCTCATATCGTTATAACAGGAGGTGAACCACTATTACAACAAAGAGTTCTACCTGCTTTCATAAAGAAATTGCGAAATGAAAATCCTGATTTTTATGTGGAAATCGAAACCAATGGAACTATTCGCCCAAATGACGAAATGGCTGAATTAGTAAATCAGTGGAATGTTTCACCGAAATTGAGTAACTCTGGCGATTCAGAAAGACGACGGATCAAGGCAAAAGCCCTGCAGAAGTTTACAGAATTACCGAATGCAGACTTTAAGTTTGTAGTATCCAGTGAACAGGATGTGGAAGAAATCCTTACACTTCTAGATGAATATGAAGTTCCTGCGGATCGAGTATTCTTAATGCCTCTCGGCAGAACAAGAGAGGAACTAGCCGAAACTGAACCACTGGTAAAAGAATTAGCACAGACATTAAATATGAACTTCAGTACACGTGAACATATCAATCGCTGGGGTGATAAAAGAGGAGTATAAATGTACGAAGATACAACAGTTCAAGCAACCAAGTTTCATGAGATCTGTGCTGGACATCGCGTTATAGGTCAAGGTGGAAAATGTGAACGAAGTTATCACGGTCATAATTATGTGATTCACTTTACCGTTGAAGGTGAAGTCAAAGAAGACGGAATGGTTATGGATTTCGGTATAATCGGAAATCTTCTATGTAATTGGATTGAGGAAAATTACGACCACAAGACTTTAATTTGGGAGAAGGATCCCCATCGAGGATTCTTTGAAAAAGCTACTCCAGATGGTGTATGTATTGTTCCATTCAATCCTACAGCGGAAAATATAGGTGCTCATCTATTGAATGTGGTTGGTCCAGAGCAATTACAAGGAACTGGAGCGAAATTAGTAAGAGTAAAGGTTGAAGAAACTACTAAGTGTTCAGCCGTCGTAAAATTAAGGAGTTAATATGGTTACGAGAGAAGAAGCAGTCCAAAGTATGGACAAGGTATTGGAATATTTGTCTAAGGGTGAAAGTAAAGTTCGCCCCGATATGGCAAAGACACCAGAACGTTACATTAAAGCGATGGAAGAGATGACAACTCCACAAGAGTTTTCTTATACATCTTTTGACAATCCAGATAAAGAAGATAAAGGAATGGTGGTGCAAGGTCCTATTAAATTCATTTCGAGCTGTGCTCATCATACATACCCATTTCAGGGTGAGGCTTGGGTTGCATATATCCCAGGTGAAAAAATCGTAGGACTTTCTAAGCTTGCTAGGTGCGTTAAAGAAACTTCAAAGCGTTTCGGAGTTCAAGAAGAAATTACAAACGACATTGCGACTATTCTTGAAAAAGAATTGAAACCTCTTGGTGTGGCAGTTTACATGAAAGCTACTCACGGTTGTATGGCTTGGCGTGGAGTAAAGTGTTCAGAAGCTAACACAATTACTACGAAGTTAACAGGAGTATTCAAAGACAATCTAAATACACGACAAGAGTTCCTGTCAATGATTAATAAATAGGAAGAGGCAATGAAAAATAAACTTGATAAATCAACACTACTAGCTCTTTTGTCTGGCGTATTCGCTGGAGCTTTAGTGCTTTCTAACATCCTAGCAGGAAGAGTTTTCGATCTAGGTTTCTGGGGGTTAACATTAACTGCAGGGGTATTTATATTTCCTGTTACTTTTATTGTTAACGACATCCTGGCTGAGGTTTATGGCTTTAAAAAAGTGTCAATGATAATTTGGTTAGGGTTTGTTATAAACTTAATAGCCGTTGCTCTATACTGGCTTGCAAACACTCTTCCCGCCCCAGACTATATGATTAGTACGGCACAAGCATATCAAACTATCTTAGGTACATCTTTCAGAGCCTTAGTAGCTAGCCTTGCGGCATACTTAATGGGAGGGTTTGTCAATGCAAAAGTTATGGATTACATGCATAAAAAGCACGGCGAAGAGAAATTCAAACGTCGTGCAGTGTTATCCACTATTTTTGGTGAATCTGCTGATAGTATTTTCTTCGTTACAATTATGTTTTCAGGCGTACTGCCACTAGGTGTAATGTTATCAATGATTGTTATCCAAGCAAGCACTAAAACTCTATTTGAAGCTATCTTTTTACCAATCACTACTCGACTTGTAGCAAAAGCTAAGGAGCTTAAATAATGATTGAATTAATCGGTTTAATAGCTACTTTATTCGTCTTAATCTCATTTCTTCAAAAGTCAGAGATTAATATTAGAAAGTTTAATATTGTAGGTGCAAGTTTATTTGTTATATACGGCTTTCTGATCTCCTCTATCTCAGTTTGGTTGCTCAACGGTATTTTATTAGGAGTACACATTAAAAGGCTAAAGGAGCTATATAATGAAAAAAAATAAGAAAGTATTAGTCATTTTATCTGGCGGATTAGACAGTACCACTCTTTTGTATGACATGGTTCATCAAGGTTATGAGGTTGAGGCAGTTAGTTTCTTTTACAAACAAAGACATTCAAAGGAATTAGACTTTGCTCGAAGGACTACTGAAAAATTAAATATTCCTCACAGGTTGATAGATATTTCATTTATGTCTGACATGCTCTCAAAAACTAGCCTAATTGCCAAAAATAATATAGATATTCCTGAAGGTGATTACCGAGAAGAGAGTATGAAAAGTACTGTCGTGCCAGCTAGAAATTTAATTATGTCTAGTATTGCGATTTCTCTAGCTTCAGAAATACAAGCTCATAAAGTGGCAATAGGTGTTCATTCAGGAGATCACGATATCTATCCAGATTGTCGACCAGAGTTTATTGAAAAACTTAATGAGGTAGCTAAAATAGCAGACTATTGGAAGGTTGAAATAATAGCTCCATACGTAGATATGAGTAAAGGTGATATTGTACGAAGAGGTTTGGAAATTGGTGCGGATTATTCAGATGCTTGGACATGTTACAAGGGTAAAGAAAAGGCGTGTGGTGCTTGTGGATCTTGTATTGAACGCTTAGAGGCTTTTGAGGATAACAATGCAGTAGATCCAATTGAGTACGAGAAGAGGTAAAATGAAACTATACTTTGCAGGGTATTCTACAGACATAGAAATAAGTGAATGTACAGGTACTAAGAATCTTCTTGAAAGTTATTTATATTTTAAGAAAAAAGATTACCAAGCTTGGCATAAAGAGCGAGGACTTCTAGGCAAGGATCTATTCCTTGACTCTGGTGCGTTTTCTGCCTTTACTAAAGGTGAAGTGATAGATATTGATGACTATATAAACTTCATTAAAAGGAATGAAAAATGGATCACTACATATGCTGGTTTGGATGTTATTGGAGATAGTAAAGGTACACGTCAAAATGTAGAATACATGGAATCTAAAGGTTTGTATCCATTGCCAACTTTTCACCACGGTAGTGACTATGCAGAGCTTGAGCGTATGGTAAAGAAGTACGACTATCTTGCTCTGGGGGGGTTAGTGCCTATTTCTATGAATGTGCCATTAATGAAAAAACACCTAGATAAATGTTTCAGGATAATTGGTAAAGACGTAAAAGTACACGGGTTCGGAGTAAACGGCTATTGGGCTTGGTTGCGATACCCATTTTACTCTGTAGATGCTACTAGTTGGCTTACGGGCGGAATGTATAGAAGACTTATAACTTTCGATCCTGCTTCTCACAAATTAGTGCAAAGTACAAAAACAAAGAATAGCGACAATATACTGTTTATGAAGGCTCATACTGCTAATTATAGAGAGTTGAATATGCACAATGCTAAAGAGTATATGAAAGCTGCCCACTTCGTCACTAGGTTGTGGGCTAATCGTGGTATAGTACACCCAGAATAAAGAGAGGAATACAAATGACAAACATTACTAAACACACATTCAACCCTAAAAACGTAAGTATAGTGCCTATTTCAGATGTACATCTTAATGATTACAATCCGAAAGAAAAACGTACAGCAGAGTATGAAAAAGTTAAGGAAAGCATTTCTCTTAATGGATTCATGTCGCCAGTTATCGTTCGTCAAGTAGAAGGTGAAGACGGCTTTACTATTGTTGATGGTGAACAACGAGCTACAGCAGCTCAAGATCTAGGTTACAAGGAAATTCCTGTATACAACTTAGGTTTTATATCTGAAGAAGATGCTAAAGCAAAGACTATCTGGGCTGAAGTAAGTGTTCAATTTGATCAAATCCAATTAGCTCCACTCGCTATAGAATTGAATGAGATAGGTATTGAGTTGCCATACTCTGAAAAACAGATGGAAGATTTTAAAGAACTCTGTGCTTTCGATTTCGATAATGCGTATGAGGACTCTGAACAAGAAGAAGATGACGATACACCTAAAATGAAAACCCTTAATGTTAAGGTGACAGATGATCAGCTAACAATTATTAAAGAGGCTATGAAGATTGTGACTGAGAATGAAAATGTATCTGAAGGTAGAGCATTAGAACTTCTAGTGGCAGATGGACTTGCGGGTTATCAACAAACGAATTATATTCCAGAGAATGATAAAGAAGAGGAGTAAAACACTCCTCTCTTTTTTTATTCAACAGCAGAACTGGACGGGTATACAAGATGCTAATTTGACAAGTGTTGAGTTTTTGATTCATCGAGAGTTACCTCATTACCAGCTTCTCTGCTGGGTCAAATGGTCAAGCCATCTAATTCGTACTTGTAAATTGTCTTATGTACCCGATTGGCTATATAAGTGGGTGATTTGGCTAGACCTTGGCATCACCCCCGTCGGCGGGGATTCATAGCTGTGTAACTAGTATAGTCACACCCTCTCCTCTTAGTTACTCCGTCAGAGAAGACTCTATATTCTAGGTAAAGGCTTGATAAATTGGTAACGAAAATAGCCATCTATATACTAGAATTCTTATATAGCCAGTTGACAACACCACCACGGAGCGAAGGATTTCTCACCTTTCGGTTTACTCCCGTTCGGGAACCCAGCTTTATTCCTCAGGTTAATGTTGCCAGTTGATAGCACTAAATGATAGTTGTTTTGGGTATTAGAATAACAAAAATATGCATACAAAATTTTCTTCTCTAAGATAAAAGGTGCGTTAGTGCTACCAGTTGAACAGACGACCTGGGTGGGCAAAATGGTCATCTGTCCAGTTCTACGGTTGAATTGTTAATGTTCTAAACCATTTTTCCCAAGTGGGGAAATTGGTTTCTACTGGGTACGATTTGTACCCGATTGGTTTAGTGTTGTAACTCATTTTGAGGACTTCCTCAAAATGGTTTTGCCCAGTTTATTGACATATGGCAGGTCATTGATGATTCTTATTTTTTAATTATATTACCAAGTCCTTTTTAATTCACCATTTTCTGATTCAATACCGATAAAATCGAATTTTCCTTCAGCGTAACTATCATTGTATACATAAACAAGTACCGTGCCATTCTTAAGTTCGTTCCTATCTTCTGACCAGTTTTCTTCGTGGTTACTCACATAAAGTATAGAGTATTCTGTGTAAAATTGAGTTTCTGTTTTAATAATGTGATAAGCTAATGCTCCACACTTTTCCTGTAGGTTATTTAGTGAGTTTATAACGCCTTCGTTTGTAAATTGACTAAGGTCTTGATCAACGATGTTAAGTAGTTGATTTCTTTTAGCTGCTTCCTTGATTTGATTATTGTTCATTGCTTGTCCTTTCTTATTTATATCTTTATTATATATCATAAAGAATCAAAAGTCAATACTTTTTTCCGATTTTTTATGACTTTTTTCGAAAAAAAGATAAATATTGACTTTCTAAAGTAAACCACTTATAATTAAAAATGAAAGGAGGGAGTATGAAAGAAGATAAGATAAAAAACTTCCTGAAAACTACAGATGGAGTAGTACTCAATACAGAAGAGTTAACTCTGGAAGATATTGAAGAATTAGCCGAAAGAAGACGAGAACTAGCGGCTGATTCCGTCAGTAAACGCCAGAAAGAGGCAGAGGATAAACTCGTATCAGAGTTACAAACTCATCTACAGAATAAAGACATACCAGAAGCCACAAGGTGTGCTATTGAGTTTCTAATAACGGTATATGGACACGAACTTCTAGGAATTTGGGCATTAAGATACTACAAGAGAATGACTAGTGGAGATATTACACCTTTTGATAGAGCATCTACTCAATTACTAAAAATGCGAGGAGATATATAAATAATGTACATGTTAATTTGGATAATAATCGTAACAGGAATTTTAATTCTTGTAGCTATCTCAGAGTACGAAATATCTAAGCAAGATGAAGAATGGATGAACGAGTTGCGAGATAAGAAACGCAATCGTAAATAATAGGAGTAATAATGCCACTACCAAAACCCATTAATTCAAGTATTTACCAAGTCCTATCTGAATATAGGATTCTTACACAAGCCGCTCAACTTAATATTGCTAAAGGATATACTAAATATGATGACCTTCTATGTTATCAGGCTTCACTTGATAATAGAGCTTCTGAAGGTATCATAAAAGCGATGGAAAAGCTTCAAAGAGAAACAATTGAATATTGGTATTACTGCTTAATAGATAATGAGAAGAATGGCATGGTTGCGATGAAAGAAACTATAGAAGAATTAAAGGACAAAGAAGAAAATGAAAACAACTAAATTATTAGAAACCTCATCAGATATTCTTGATCTTATAGTCTACTTAATAGTTATTGTTAACAATCTATAGAGTATAATGAAAGTGTAGTCTTACCTTCCATGATAGATTACACTACATTACTTATACTGTTTACCTACCAAGCAGTGGGATAAACCCTGAGAGCCTCCTTCATAGGGGGCTTTATGTGTGCTTAAATTATGCTATAATACATTTAGAATCATTTATATAGATAATGAAAATAATCTAAAAGAATAAAAGGCAAAGAAACATAAAAATGTACAAAAAG